GACAAATCCATCGAAACAAAAACAGAAGTTCGAGAGATTGGCGGCGAGTCACGCAAACTCGTTATTCAGCCTCTCGGAATCGTGGTTATCGAGTTCCTTCTTGAGCATTTCGCACCTCTATTCGAATACGAATTTACACAAAATATGGAGAACCAGCTCGACGAAATTGCAGCCGACGGAATGGTATGGCATGAACTGTGTTATAAATGTTGGTTTGATGTCGGTGCGCAATTACGAGAACTTAAAGAGCGCGGTATCGTCAAGGAAGAAATCCACATCGATGACATGCATTCATATATCATGGGTAAAAACGGCCCGGTTATTCGGTGTCGTGTCGCTGACGCCGATGATGCTGCTGTATCGCAAACGATACACTCTGACAGCGAAGGCGACACCGGCGACGGCGACGAGGAGGTATCGGATGTATCGCAAACGATACACAAGAAACCCAAATTCATATTTAAAAGTGTCCGTCCAGACCTTGAATACGCGAAAATCATGCGCGGGGAGTATTCTCTCGCGTACATGCTTGGAGAAGCGGCGAACAGCGACGGCGATGGTGCATCTGCATCTGCATCTGGACATGTACCCGTCATCGCAGTAGCCGGTGGCCGTCTTATGGGACAATATCAAGGTCAAGATGTTATTATTAAAAGCGGTAAATATGGTGCGTATATCGCATGGGGAACTACAAATCTCTCGTTGAAACCATTATTACAAGCGGGTGGTGGTGGTGGGAATGCTCCGACTATTGCGGCGGCGGCGGGTGGCAAATACGCCCACAAATCAAAAACAACGACAAATCAAAAATCCGAGTTTGATTTGACATTAGAAAACGTGATAATGTTTATTGAGAGAAATAGTGCGCCGGTGGTGGCAACCGAAAATAAAGACGGAGAACCTACCGCGTCCGCGACGTATGTCCAAGGACAAATCTTACGCACACTAGATGAAAATACGACGATACGATATGGAAGATATGGACCGTATATCTTTCATAAAACACAGAAAATGACGAAACCCGCATTCGTCGCGCTTAAGGGTTTCGCTGAACTACATGGGAATTATATTACATGCGACGCGGCGGTGTTACGGGAGTGGATTGCGGCGGATGCGGCTGCGCCAGCGAAACCGAAACCGAAATTCGGGTTTTTCAAGAAGAAGTGACCATCTACCTACGACGCGTAGTGCGAGCTTTGCGGACCTTGCGCTTGGACGAACGACGCCGACGGGTGGTGGTGCGCTTTTTGGATTGATTGGAACGACGACGACCTGCCTTAGGAGGAGGAGGAGGAGTTATGCGGTCTAAAATACGTGTGCGTATAGACCAGATCCCACCTACTCTAAATTTATTTAAATTATCGAAACCCCCTTCCCATCCCTCAAGAGATACAGATATGATAGCTTCTTTTAATTTATCAGTACTAACAGTTAGTTGTTGGTCGTACGATGATAATTCCTTTATAATAACACTACAAGCATCGAGAAGTTGACTGCTTGAAGCTGGTGCCGCGTACGCTTCTTGTTGGTTTGCAATTTGTTTCCTTATTTCTTCTAAAATACTGGATTTCAGTTTATCTGGGGTGGGTTGTGTTGAACTAAATTTATTGATAGCATTCTTTATGTATGGAATGAGTGTCTCAGCATTATTATCTATAAGTTCTGTGGGTGTTAATAAATCCAGAATAATTACACTACATGTATTGAGAAGTTGTTCGCGTTTGGCATCCTCCATTATTAATTATTATATACATATCACATATACAATTATTTTCATCTAACAATTTCTACAAGAAATAATCCCAAACGCGTTGTATGCCTTCTTCTAACCCGACAATACACTCGAACCCAAATAAATCGCGGGCTTTCGTAATCACCGGCCGCCGGCACATCGGGTCGTCCTGTGTTCTCGGCAAGTATTTCACATCGAACGCACCGTATCCATCCTCAATCCCCGGCCGCCGTAACGCACTTTGAAACACCCCGACCAATTCATTCATCGTAAATTCGCAATCAGGGTTGCCAATATTGACAGGACCTGACGTAAGCACATTCGTATCCACTCCAGGTGTCGTCATAAAAGAGACCAACGCCCGCACCGTATCATCAATATAGCAAAATGACCGTGTCTGTGTCCCATCCCCATAAATCGTGATCGGCTCACCACGCTTGATCTGCCTGATAAAATTCGTGATGACCCGCCCATCATCCAAGTCCATCCGCGGGCCATACGTATTAAACAACCGCGCGATTTTCAAGTCTAAATCCGGGAATCTTTTCTGGTATTCGTAGATTAGGGTCTCCGCCACACGCTTCCCTTCATCATAACAAGACCTCTCCCCAACCGTATTTACATTACCGTAATAAGACTCGGGCTGAGGATGAACGAGAGGATCGCCATATACCTCACTGGTGGAAGTAAATAACATTTTACAATTGTATAAGACACAGTAATCAAGCACGCGCTGGGTTCCATTTATAGAAGTTAGAAGGGTTAGCATCGAGTATTTTTTGTATTTCTCGGGAGATGCGATAGATGCAAGATGGTAGATTTCATCTACATGTTCTCCGAATAATGCCGGACATACAGGTTTCGTGATGTCATAATCAATAAATAAGAATCTCGGATGATTGCGAATCTCTCGTAAATTATCGAGAGAACCGGTGATTAAATTATCCACGCAAATGACGTGAGTATCGGGGCTTTGTTCGAGAAGGTGAATGCAAAGGTTAGAACCTATGAAACCTGCGCCACCGGTTACAACGATAGTTTTTGTCATAATGTAATGGAATGAACTGAAATGAATGGAATGTATTATTTACATAATGTAATTATTATCTAAATAGTGTATAACCGATATTCATATACAAAACCCAAAATGGAAAACATCGCCGGGCCGAATGACCTCGTCCCGTCATTCAAGATTTTCTCGATGCTAATCATCCTCACCATCGTCATCAAAATGATTTTTCAATACAGTTATAATGAAAACGCCGCTCCATCATTTAGCGATGTAAGTAGTCTTACAGATATATCTCTCATCAAGGATGAAATCAAAAAGAAAGATTCGTCAGACCTAAAGAAGGAAATAACAGTTTATTTCAAGTCATATATATTCTACTACTTGACGCTTTTATGGACCGTTTGCTTAATGATCACAATCGTTTCAATCACACTCAATAAATATAATCCAGACAAACCTGGATGTATCATGCGAATGAGTCTATTGAATGTAGTTCCGATTACTTTGTTTATGCTTCTATTAGGGTGGATCATTTATCAAAACACGATTTATTATAATAAGATCAATTCAGGGCATGTTGCAGAAACGTACGTCACATTTGATATTGCGGTGAATATTCTTCTTCTCGCTCAGGCTGGCGTTATGTATGCATATATCAATCAGCAGATGCTTTGTTCGTCCGAGATGGGACAGTATAGTGAAGCGATGTCGAAGTTTGGCCCTTATATTGCCGGATTGATAGCACTTCTTGCTGGTGGATGCATGGCCCTTAATGAAATCATTTTGCGGTTCTTTACGACGGATGGGTAATTTTATTGGTAGAATATGTATTTCACAATTATTTTACTTCATAAGAAAATTCTAAAAAATCCCAAAAATAATTATCTGCTAACGACCCTTTATGATATATATCTTTACGCAATTTTTCAGGTGTAAAATTATTTTCATTTTTCAATTTTAGTCTATATATACTAACTTCATAGTAGTAAGTATTATTTTTATGTTCTATGCGAACATCTACTATATCATCATCAACATGTAACTCTTTTCTAAGGGGGATATCGTACAAATTTTTTATATAAAATTTATAATAAAATCGTTGTTTATCCTCATTGATATTAAATATATCTTCATGTATATCCTCATGGTAGTTATACGAATTTTTATTTATTGATGGTCTCATAATATGGTCAATGAATGTATATTTAGTTTTGTCTATTTGTCTGATAAATTTTCCATCTCGTAGTTTATATAATTTCATAGTTTTCACAAGTATATATTCTTGTAAATCAAATGGTAATTTTGATAATATGTTCATTACATGTAAATATTTGTTAGTATTTATATGTAAATAGTTATAGTGATGCGAAATGACCGGGTGCCGCCCACACATCGGCCCGCGTATCGCCGTACATCGTTTGGGGGCGCACCCCCCATCCCCATCCGACCCGGAATCGGCAAGGTTTTGGTGATGCGCAAAGGGCCGGGCTTCCCCGGCCTTGGAGCATCACCAAAAAAACTAGATAAACTTATACGTCAATCCACACCCCTCTTCATTCTCCCATAACCCCGATATTTTTATAATGAAATGCTGAAATTGCGGTTTATCATTATAGTGAAAATCATTTTTCCATACACTAATTACTCCGCTGCGTAATTGTTGTATTATATCCATGGATTTTTGTTTCTGTGACTGCGATGATGTCGGTGATATCGTCGAATGTTCAAGACGCAGCCATTTATCTAATATACCGGTTTCTATTCTCTGAAAAATAGACAACATCGTCTGATTATGGTCGTGATTCGGGTCAAAAATGCAATTGTATATATTACTGTTGAAATTTTGCTCGATTTGTCGAATGAATAACTCAAACTGAATATATATTCCATTCATCATGAAATCGGCGGTCGAATATGTTATACGATTAAATGTGCTATTCGGAATGTGAGTATTCGGTTTTTTTTCGGTAAAATATACCTGTGTTCCTTTATATTCAGTCGGCGTGATTACCACATTCATATTTGTCCTTGTGTTATTCGGCGTACGCTTACACAGGATATAGTTATCGGTTTAAGCAACATTTTTTTCTATCAGTGTATATATAATTCGCATACCGCCCAGGTCGAATGAAATACCGTATCACGAATTATACGCGTAAAATGGCGCATAAAATCGGCGTGACAGTAAAAGTATCTACCAATCCAGAGAAAAAAATCGACGTCTTTCGCAAATCACGTAAAATCGCGAGTGTCGGCGCTGCAGGTATGAATGATTTCCCGACATATATTCGCACACGCGGATTGACCTATGCGAAAACACGCAGGCGGCTCTATAAAATGCGTCATGAGCGCGACCGACACGTCAAATGGAGTAATGGATGGTTGGCGGATAAATTACTTTGGTAATACCGCGGCCCACAAGTGCGTATTTTTGATTTACATAAAAAAGAGGTATAAATCAAGAACATAAATACATATAATTCGCGCGCGTCATGAAATTCTTTGAATCACATTTCACCGATTATGTCAATAAAGTAAATGAATATTCGCTGCATCCCGTGATAAAAAAGACGTTTTCGTCATTTCCACCGGACATTCATACCCTACCAAGTATGATAATGCATGGTCCAAGTGGTGTTGGAAAGTATAGTCATGCACTCTATATGATTTCACGATACAGTCCTTCACATCTCAAATACGAAAAGCGTATCGCGGTTGCATACAATAAAGAGACTTTTTTCATGAAAATCAGCGACTGTCATTTTGAAGTGGATATGTCTCTCCTCGGATGCAATTCCAAGCATTTATGGAATGAAATATACAATCAAATTCAAGATATTGTCAGTTCTCGACCACAGACTACCGCATTCGTGATGTGTAAGAATTTCCATAAAATACACAGCGAATTATTAGAAACATTCTATAGTTATATGTTGTCTTCTGAGCATGTATCTCTCAAGTTCATTATTCTCTCGGACCATGTAAGTTGGCTTCCGGACAATATACTTCATAGATGCAAATTGATTCCATTCAAGCGTCCAACCGCGACCGCTTATAACAAATGTCTGAAAGTGACGACAGTACCCAACGCAACTGACCTTATTAAAGAGGCGCCTGTGCGACTTAACAGTAAATTCCGTCTTGAAACAATCACGAATATTAAGGCCTTGAAGTCGAATGTAACAGAACTAACCGAACCTCATGAAAATATATGCAATTATATTGTAGGGATTATTATCTCTCCTGACAACGAATTAAAATATGATGCGCTGAGAGAATGTTTGTATGATCTTCTTACCTACGATATCAATATTCAAGAATGTGTTTGGTTTATTCTACGTAGTTTGATAGAAAAGGGGTTATTATTGCCTGAAATGATGAATGATATCATGATACAGACGTATATCTTTTTGCAGTATTTCAATAATAATTACCGCCCGATATATCATTTAGAGAATTTTGTCCTATTATTAGTATGCAAGATACACGGCTACGCACATAAAATCCCCAATGCCTAGCCCGTGTTCATCATTTCCGTACCCTTACCCAGAAAGCATACAGACGTCACTTCATATACTTGGATTTACTGGTGATGTCGCACCGTCATCTCTCAAAGAGTTGAATAAACGTTATCATTTACTCGCGTTAAAACATCATCCCGATAAAGCGCAAGCAAATATCAACGGCGAGGGCGATGGCGAATACGACAACGCTACTGAAAAATTCAAAGAAATCAACGATGCGCATAAACGCGTGAGAGATTACTTTTATTCTGGATGCAGTAGTGGCGAACACGATAAAGAAATAAATATGGATACTGGTTACGACAGTATTTTTCAACTATTTATCAAGACGATGATTGTAAAAATAACCGCGACTAGTCCCCTAGCCCCGGACTCGAATGCAATCCAATCTCTCATTCATGGAATCATAACAAAGGGAATACAATCATCGGTGAAGTTGTTTCGTAGTATGGACAAACACACATCTCTTATGATATATGATATTCTCTCGAAGAATCAAGAATTATTTGGAATCTCTCGAGAGATTATGGATGAACTCACGTGTATCTTTGAAGAAAAGACGAGCGCCGACATGGTTGTCCGTCTTAACCCATCTTTATTGGACATGTTACTTGACCGCGTGTATATTCTTAATGAAGGTGGGCATTCGTATTATATTCCGTTGTGGCATAGCGAGCTTCACTTTAAACGGCGTGTATCGACGTCGGCACACACGAACGAAGAACCGGAACAGGAACCTGAACCGGACATCTCTGGAGAGATCATCGTTTTATGCGAGCCCGAACTACCAGATAATGTAACGATCGACGAAGATAATAATATATACATTTCTCTAGACATCAATATCCAAGAACTATTTATCAAGCAAGTTGTACCAGTTGTAATCAACGATGATCATGGATTTGTTTATTATTTACATGCATGCGATGTAACATTACAATCTTCATCATCTGGTTCATCGTCGAATCCTGTACGACAACGTATATTATTGCGCAGCGTCAGTGGAGTTGCAGGAGCTGGCGGTATTGCGAAATGGAATAATCATCAATGTGGCGGGGATATGTATAAGGTTGGACAACGCGCTAATGTGTATGCGAATATTCGATTGCATACTTTGTAACTGAAAAAGATGTGAAATATAACTTATGGTAATAATTTTAAGATTTTTTTGATAAGTGGCGAGTACGACGAATTCGACGACCAATCCTACGGGTACGGTGACGGTATTTTGTTTTACTACCAGCAGTCTTACTCTTCTTAGGTTTATTAAAAAGTGTTTGGTCGTCATTATAAGGATTTCTGTAAGTTTTTCCTCCAAGTTCCCCCAAAAACTGACGAATAAATGATTTGCGCTCGAACTCAGAGAGGTCCCTCTGATACCTAAGACTGTTCTTTTCAAGATACTTTTCTGCAACCATCAAATGTTGCCAGTTAAATACATCGAGGTTAACGTCAAAATTTGTATTGTCATGGGTAGGTCCATACAATTCATATGAAAACATTGTATATTGGTCCTCAAATATGGCGCCCTTATATTTTGATAAATATTGCAACGCGAACTCATATGATTCTCTACTATAACTATTTATGTTTATTATCATGTTTGTTTTATATAGTCTATATATTTATAATTTTGCAAGTAATTATTCTAAAATCAGCATTTGGTATTTCTGCCCTTATTATTACAATTTTAGTATTTCATTTTTATAAGTAAAAAAATGAAATTACCTGTTACAAATATGTGTTAGTTTGAATATAAAGTTAGTTGGCGTGTATCATCATCTCATACCTCTATAACACCGAGCAATAACTGTTTGTAATACGACGCTATTCTATTTAGACCTTGCGCACAATCTTCTTCTTGGATGCAGCATCACCTCCAGCAGCTGCGGCTGCGGCGACAACCGGTGCTGGCTTAGCTACTGCGACTGTGGGAGTACGAGCAGGTGCAGGAGTGGCGACCTCATCATCATCATCCTCGATGATTGCAGAGACGTTGTCATGATCGTGATCACCGCCATCCCCATCACCATCGACATCAGTAGGAACAACCTGTGCGACAATCTTGGTCTTCTCGTCATCATCCAGCTTGATGTGGCACTTGCCCTTGAGCGACATCTTGGGCTTCACGATAGCCTGAAACAGCTTCCAGGTGACACCAAACTTACCGTTGGCAAACCAGATACCACCGCACTGAATCGACACAGCGATGTGACTACCCTTCGCAATCAGATCCTGAGGAGACAACGAGGGGTTCATAGGGTCGGGGAAAACCGCCTGCATATCAACACCGTAGAGCTCCAACTCCTTCCAGGCGCCATCCCAGAAGGGCAACTTCACCTTGATCGTAGGCGCACGCGAAGTATCAGCCTCGAGCGTATCCTTGTTCTTGGGGTACTTGAGCACCGGCGTCCAGAGCGCATCTACCGCATCAGCGGTCATCTTGGGCTTGCTGAACCACTCCTTTGAGTTTGTGATTGCGTCCTCCTTGATTTTCTTCTCGAACGCCGACATGTTCTCAAGAAACTTCTTCGTAGCAGGCGTCTCAAATCCCTCATTAGGAAACTGGAGCGCGAGATCATAACTTACCTTACCGCTCTTGTCGTCGGTGAATGATTGGACACCCCATGTGAGCATCAGGGGTGAAGACAGATTGAGAACTGTGCTGGTCTTTGCGTTGATGATACCGACGCTGCGACCACCCACGGAATTCACCTTGGGTTTGGTATATTTCATGTCAGAAGCGGGATTGAAAGAAGCGCCGGGGATAACCATTTCAGAAGCCATTTGTAATAAGAGCGAGGAGGAGGTAGAACGAACGATAAGACGTGTTGAACGATGATATATGTATTCTATGTGAATGTTTAAATCAATTTTTTGTCGCATATGGAAATTCGAATGCTAATTGCTCAGTTACTACGTCGCTCCACGGCGGAGCCGTTCCGCAACTTCGTAACTTCGCGCTGACGCCGCTCGATAATCGACGTAAGACTCGACTAGAGAAGCATAAAGAGTAATAATCAACAAAATACTCTTTTCCCGGTCGAACCCTCATTAAAATATTTTTTGTAATTTGTAATAACTTCTTGAACACTGTTATTTTTGGCTTTTCTATATAATTCTCTATACGCGTCAAAACTAGGGCCACTATCTAAAATTGCAATAATATTCGGATTATTCTCAGCTTGTTCTTGTTGTTCTCTAATATCATTTCGAATTATTTTATAGCTTTTATCATTGTAAATAAAAACACTATATTTTGTGTTGGCTAGATCTAACCAAAAATGATACAATCTTTTATTTTTACTTATAATATTATCTTCTTCTGGTACAGAGTTTTTACTAGTTTTACGTTTTGATATTTTTAACCAACGCTTGGTGCCATTTTTCATTTTGTATATTTTCCACATATTGCCATCGTTGCCTTTCTTTATTATTCCTACATTTGATTTAGTTGCGCTTGAAGAAGGGCCTTTTCGTAATTTTACTGTTGTCATAATTATACAGTAATGAAATAAATAAACATCAAATAATTGCGTACATCGAAGTTATATATTGACGGAGAATATTATTCAATTATACGTCAATCCAATACACCAATTATAATAGTTCATATTCTCCGTCAATATATACTCTTGCTCTGTTACTACGTCGCTCCACGGCGGAGCCGTTCCGCAACTTCGTAACTTCGCGCTGATGCCGCTCGATATCGACGTAAGAGTCGACCGTAGGTGGGAATTGACGGGGAATTGACGGGGAATGATATCATTACATTCTCCGTCAATATATACTCTATTCGCTTCGCCGGTCAAATCTTACGGAGGAACGCTCGGGTTAGGTTTTTGCATTATACCTGAATTGAGCGGCGTCAGCGCGAGGTTGCGTAATCGCGGGACGGCTCTGCCGTTGAGCGATGTAGCAGCCGAGCAACTTAGCACCGCTTCTTATCAAATATAGAAACCACTTCCTTCACTAGGAGGTCAAACTCGTCTCGCTGTGTTACAGAGAGATTGAGTGTAAGCTTCAATTGAGAGAGAATATCCTGAAGACGCGTGCGCTCCTTCTCAATATCAGCGGTCTTCTGTACCTGAATCTTGTAATCATTCGCAAGAGAATTAAGACGTTTCAACTCTACGGAGTAGTCGGCATTCTCCTTTTGAATCAGGTTCTTGTATTTGTTATAATGATTAATAAATGCAGTAGCGACAAATCCAGAGATATTATAAGTATTAAAATGAATACCGGTAAGAAGCCGAACCATTTCATCCTTGTATTCGTCTTTGACAATTTTATTATCAACAACGGTCTTGACATCCTGGATATGAGTTGCTAGCTCGCCGAGAGATTTCAAGAAAGCGGGACGTATCGCGTCGAGAGATTGAAGATAGTTCGTATCTGCGATAAGTTTCTTGTAATGTGTCTGAATCGTACTATTGAGCTTTTCAGTCTCATCATATAGTCTCTTCATATTTACACGAGCGGTTTCAAGGCGAACCTGCTCATTCTGAAGAGTTACACTCACGCCGTTGAAATTGTTACGGTTTTCGGTCTCGACCTTCACTTGCTCATCGCTAGTTTCCTTCATCAAAGATAATAACTTCTCCTGAAATTTAGTGAGCTTAACATTGGTCTTTGCCTTTGCATGGATGATTTCATCGATGACAGATTGTTTGGTAGCGACGGCGACAGGAGCAGGAGCAGCCTTAGGCGCAGCAACGACGACAGGAGCAGGGGCAGCCTTAGGGGCATCAACGACGACAGGAGCAGGGGCAGCCTTAGGCGCAACAGGAGCAGCAGCAGCAGCAGTAGCAGCAGCAGCAGCAGCAGTAGCAGCAGGAGCAGGAGCAGGAGCAGGAGCAGGAGCAGGAGCAGGAGCAGGAGCAGGAGCAGGCTTAGGAGCAGGTGCAGGCTTGGGTGGAACAAATATTCGATGAATTACCTTCGGTAAAAACCGAAGCATTCTTCGTCCAGATGATTGATGACTCTCCGCGTCATGATGAACATCTGCTGCAGAAGCAGAAGCAGCCACAGAATCAGACACAGCACTAGAATGATCCACATGAAGCAATTTATCATTCAATGATAATAAAGTATCGACCACCTTGTTTTCTGGTATAATGGCCGCTTCTGTTATTTGGAAATAAACATTCTTTGGAACATCCAGTATCGTAACACCGGTTACGAGCGATACCGAGAGAATGCAGAGAAGCACCGACGACGAAATACGCATCATGAATATCAGTTATACTATAATACCATAAAATATCTTTATGTCCATCACTGACAAGTATAAAACATAATAAACATTATGTGGTAATAATATATATTTGTAATGTCATCGGCACTCGAACATGGCCACCTCACGAATCGACAAGAAACACAAAAATTATATTCGTTAATGTTGCCCTATAGTTTATATGATAATCCATACAAGCAATATTCACGAAAAGTAAAACTAAAGCGACAACAAAATAATGTCCAGAATTCCATCGCTCAACAATCTACAGAATTTATGATTATTTCGTCATATTGGACAGGAACGGCGCTTACAGCGATTTCATCTACACCGTCATTAGCACCAATTGTAAATAATCGTAATAATGTTGGTGGAGGAGAAACTAGTCTGGGAGTCGGCGGCGGCGGCAGCATAAAAACGCGTAAAAAAATGAAAATAACATCAGGTTCTCTAGACGGTGAAACTGAAATTCCTAAACATAGTAATTTACAAAATATGGGAGAAGAGGAACTGGCAACGAATATCATTATATTAAAACCGGTTGAATACGAAAAGATGAATTCGGCCAAATACAGTCTTGCCGATTTACGAGCATTATGTACACATTATAGCATAAAAAAATCGGGCACAAAGCCAGATTTGACCCAGCGATTATATACATTTTTAAAGCAGACGTATTTCATCTTAAGAATTCAGCGTAGCTTCAAAACATTTTTGTCAAAGAAGTATCGCGATTTATGTGGGCCTGGATATTTACATACATCTAAATGTGTGAATGATACCGATTTCTATACATTTGACAAGCTATCAAATATCAAACCGATGGAGCTATTCACGTATCTTGATAGCGACAATAAAATCTACGGGTTTCATATTGCATCTATATTTCATCTAATTATTACATCATATCCCACAATAACGAATCCGTATAATCGAAACGTCATCCCTTCAAGCATCATCAAAAATGTATATGAAAAACTCATCTATGGTTCATTAATGGGGTTTCGGGTATCTGTGAAATTGGAGGACGAAGACAACGATGACAACAAGAATGACGACCAATCGGGTTATACGAATGTCGCGGGTGGAGTCCCGGTGATCTCACGAGAAAAACAAGAAGAGTTATTTATTGTGGATCTGTTTCAACACATTAATACACTCGGAAATTATGCAGATTCAGATTGGTTTATCGCATTACAGCGTGAGGAGCTCGTACGTTTCATTCGAAGTATTCATGACATTTGGTATTATCGCGCCAACTTATCGCAAGAAATGAAAGAACGCATCTGTCCTCCGCATGGCAACCCGTTTGTTTTACATAACACTCATGTGAATTTGAACGTGATTACATTACTCACAACCCCCGAAATTCGCACCATTTGTGTTTCGGTGATCGACCGTATGACTCGCCGCGGGGCGGCTCGTGAGGACCAGTGTCTTGGCGCATTTTACGTATTGGCTACACTTACAATCGTAAATCAAGATGCACGTAATGCGTTGCCCTGGTTATATGAAGCGGTTGTTTGATAAATCTAATATATAATAAAATAAATCCGCGATTTATTTCATTTTGAACGCAATTCGATGGCGGTGATATATTATGGCTCGGAATATGCTGCTAAAAACAACTTAAAAAGACTTTACTCATAAGTGTATAACCAACAACATGGTCAAGTCTGCTCCTTCTTCTTCCGCTGCCTCTGTCGCATCATCTTCTGCCGCTGCACCCGCTGCCGCCGCTCCTGCTAAGGCCGCCAAGGCCCCTGCTACCCCCAAGGCTTCTAAGGCCGCTGCCGCCGAGTCGGCTCCTGTGGCCGCTCCTGCTCCCGTCGTTGAGGGTGCGGAGGTTTCTACTCCAGTTGCTGAGGTCGATGGCTCTGTTAGCACCGCCCTTTACGCCAGCGTTCTTACCAAGCTTCAGAGCGCCCAGGCTGTTCTTGCTTCTATCCGTTCCGAGGTGAAACCTCCGCAC